AAATCCATAACAAAATTATACTATAAAAATTAGTCTTTGAGAAGTTGTTTTGCTTCGAAATCAAAATGTTTTAATACTGTATCTTTGATATCCTGATAGTGTGCAATTTGTTCTAATTCTTTTTCAATTGTTTCAATATGATCACCATGTTCGGCAACACCTACAGCATTAGAACACTGTATCTCAACATTCATTTTATGTTTTTCAATGTGTGCTTCAGCGTGCGTGAGAACTGCTTGTAAAATTCTATTTTTAAAATCATTCATGCTATACTCCTAGTACCATTTCTTTAAGTTCTACGGATCTACGGCCAACTTGACCAAACCATTTAGAATCTTCCATCTGAATTGCCATTTCTTCCCAATCACTTACTGAACATGCATATAACATGTTTCTAAATTTACCTAGTCTGTTTGCCCCTAGGTTAAAACACATATTAACTAAGACATGTTGTATGTCTTCTGGTAAGTTGTCAAACTCTATGTTATTCTTTTCGCAAACATGTTTTGTTTCGTTAACATGTTTAATGAAATCTATTGCATATACATCATCAACTCTCTCTTGTGATACAGGTGTACCTTCTGGTTGACCAAATTCTGGATCATCTTCGGTTACTAAGTGGCCTACACCGAATGTAAGATATCCTAGACTATCTTTATAAATTTCTAAGACCTCTCCTTCGTGTCTCTTAATCTGTTCTTTCAGTACTATCTCGTTCATTTTCTTTCCTTATTTGTTCTTGGATGAGTTCAACTAATATATCACCCATGAGATTATTTAGACTTTCATCTTTCATAAGATTATCAAGGTCCTGATCTTCAGGTATTTTCCTTATAGTTCTTTGAAAGTTAATTTGAGGTTCACCATCTTCGAAACTGACTTGACCATATTGATATACAAGACCTTTATATTCACCTTCTAATATTTCTACAGCCGCATTTTCTTCGAAAGGGTTCTCTACGATTCTGTATAAACCTTTATCGAATAATGTCGATGTCTTCTGGATTTTCATTCCATACCTCAAGTTTAGTTCTTAATCTATTTTCTGTTTTTAGCTTATCAAATCTACTTTGTGCTTTCTTTTTCCACCATTCTACTATATTTTCTGTGGAAAATCTATCATAATTGTCTTTCTTTATTAACTCTTTAGCTTTGCCTGTTATAACTTCTCTTGTATTAGAGAATCCTAAATCTGAAACATAATAACGTTTCTTTTCTTGTAAGCTTATTGAATGTTCTATGTCTTCAACAAACTTTTTGTAACTATCGGGTGCCACATCTTTTAAAGATTTCTTTATGATTGAAATCATTTTAGACTGAGCCTTCATCTTTCTACTTGATGCTTGTTCCCAAACAATTGGTCCATTGTTTTTCTCTACAAAAAAGTTTTCTAAAGACTTAAAATAATTATCGTTCATCAAAGGAGCAAAATTCGAATCAGTTAGTCCTTGACCCTTGATGAAAGGCTTTAATCCATCGTATTGTGACATACTTTTAGATGAACCATATAAAGATGTCGTTTCGAAGTGACATAAATTCATATCGTATTTGTCATCGATTAATTGCTTTACTTCATGTGAACAACACAGTAGTGCTAAAAGTTTACCACCTAGATAATTAAATCCGAACGGTTGTGTTGGAACTATAATCATTCCCATGATGGCATGTTTATTGAAAACTGGCATAGCATCAGCACCTAAAACTTCTCCGAAATATCTATTTCTAGGAGCAATGTTCATCATTGGTGAACCAAGTCTGATAAAACCTACAATTTTATTTGTGTTTGTTTCATATACCATGAGTATAAGCTTTCGACCAGGATTAGAAGATTCTATGGCGTGTGATGTAATCACTTCTAAGTAATTGTGAAATAGTTCATGGTCAGCAACACCGACTCTGAAATTCATATCTTTTGGATTCATTGTGAAATCGGAAAAGAAATCATCTGATAGATTGAATCCAAAAAGTGGTGTTGGCATTTTTGCCACTCTCTCTAATTTTATTTGTCTTAGATAATCAGCCATATTGTGAAAGTTATCATAATACTGAGACATCTGATCAGCCGCCCATAAGGCATCACTCTTTTCTAAAACTAAATCACACTTAAATTCCATCTTTAAAGGTTTTCCAAATTGTATCTATAACACCATCTTTCTTCTTAACTTTACCATTGTCCCCTTTTAGAAATACTTGTAATGTTAATCTATTATCAGACTCCAATGATGTTGGTGTTGTTGCATGCCATGTTTTGCCTGTTTGTATTACAGCCTTGTTTGCCTCTGGTACAATTGCTTGTATACTTTCATCGGTCTTTTTATATAAAAAATAACCACCCCAATTGACATCCCATTTTGTGTTTAAGTAAATAGAACAACCTCCAAAATAAGTACCATCATTGTGCCAAGGTATAAATGATGCTGGTGTCCACCAGTATATCATAGGGTTGAATCCTATATAACCTGTTTTTTCTTCTATTTCTTTTAAGATATCCTTAGAAAGTTTTTTATTTTCTTCATATAGTGGACAAATAAAAACTTTACCACTATCTTTTACAATTTCTTCTGGCCAAAAATCAAAATTATTTTTGAGTGTATCAATCTTTTCAAGTCTTTTTTTGGCGTACAAATAGACTCTGTTATAGAGTTTATCCGATAAAAAGTTGTAATGTTTTTCTACTTGACTAGAAGACATGAAGTGGAGCGAGATTGCAGACTTTCACTACAATCTTCAAACTGGTAGTTTGATGTTTTGATTAAACTAATCTCGCATGTATATCCTATCATAAACTAGGCGTTTTGTAAATAGGTTTTTAGTTCTTGGTAAACAAAATCTGGATTTGTTACTGTATATGAATCATCTTCAGCATTATCTCTTTTATCTGGCTCTTCGAACCATAACTTGACAACACCATCTTCGACATATGCAGCTGTTCTCCACCATCTTGGACCAAAACCAACATTTCTTTTTTGAACAACCATGTCAAAAGCTTTTGCTAATTCGGCATTACCATCAGCATACATTTTAACATTTTTGATATTTTGATTTTCAAGCCAAGCATCCATAACGAAAGCATCGTTTACTGAAAAACAATAAACGTCATCTACGCCCAATTCTCTAAGTTCATCGTATATGCCTTCAAAACCTGGTAATTGTTGTGTAGAACAAGTTGGTGTGAAAGCACCAGGTAAAGCAAAGAAAACAACGTTTTTGTCCTGAAATAAGTCAGCAGTTGTTATTGTGTAGAATTCACCTAATCTTCTTTGAATGAGGTTGATATCATTTGGTATTTTTAAATTTCTCATATGAAAACTCCAATGAACACAGTATACCATAATTCATTGGAGTTATCAATATGGTTTTTTATTTAATTTTAATTATTTGTGGTCTTTCCTCTTCAGGTATATCCCTTTCTAAAGAAATGATCAAAAGGCCATTAGATACTTCAGCACCTCTAACCTTGATGTGTTCACCAAGAGTCCAACTTCTAATGAAATTTCTTTCTGAAATGCCTTTGTGTGTGAAATCTAGTTCTCTAGTTTCCTTTTTACCTTCTACTTTTAATACTGAATCTTTGAACTCAATATTCAATTCACTCTTATCGAAACCTGCTACAGCAAGTTCAATGAAATATAAGTCGTCTGATGACTTAATTACATTATAGGGTGGAAAGTTATCTGATACATTTGAAATTCTCTCCATGTCATCGAAGATCCTATCAAATCCAATTGTGAATGGTCTGAATCGACCAAGTGCGTCTATACTTGTCATAATTTTCTCCTTATTTAAGCAAGTTAATTAAAATCCTAACCTCTCTTGAGCATTAGGGTGTATGAATCTCTTTGTAACCGAGCACTTTTGAAGATAGTGTTCCCGAAGGTCATACCCGTGCTCTTTTGAAGTCACAAAGAGTTCATACTAAAGTGATCAATAACCGAAATTATTAATCATTAATATTTATAAAATTATACAGCTTTTTCTAAGAAAAAACAAGAGGTTTTTTATTGTTTAGGACAATTCGGATTATTTCTGACACGGTCTAAAACTTGAAGATTATTCCAGACAGGATATGTTGATATAATATTTGCAGGCAGTAATTCCCAAGCGGTTAAAGGTCTGTGATAATTTATCCAATATATGGGGAATATAAAGATGCCTTTGTAGGTTACAAGTTCATAACCATTTGGTTTTTCATCTGTAACACTGACGAGTATCGGATTTTTTTCAATTACACAACTATGTTTTAATCCTTGATGTGTACTCCAGACATCAGCTATCTGCATTAACGCCAAATAGTATAAATGCCAATTGTGTTCTAAATGTTTACCAGTTCTTCTAATTGGGCCAGGATTAAAGTAGGTTTGCCATTCATTATATGGTATAGATGACAATTTTTTCTGATTTTCCTTTAACTTGAATTGAATCAACTCTTCTGAAACTTCTTTGTGGACACTTGAGATAACTTGCTTCCGATAACAACACTCGTACCCCATCATAATTTCGAGTTTGGCCTTCGAGTCGAGACGCGAGGTTGACGGCATCACCGATGACGGAATAGTCAAATCTAAGCTCTGATCCCATGTTTCCGACAATGCAATCGCCTGTGTTGATACCGATGCCAACATCAATACTAGGAAGACCTTGTTGTTCAAGTTCTTGTATAAGTTCGTCAGCTTTTTCTGAGATTTCTCTAGCACAATCTGTTGCCTTGGTAGCATGGTCTTCACAATCAAGTGGAGCATTCCAAAATGCCATGATACAGTCACCCATATATTTATCTATGGTGCCACCATGTTTTAAAATAATTTTGGTCATGGTGTCTAAGTATTTATTGATTAATTCAACTAGACCTTCAGGATCATTTTTGTTCTTATAATGTTCTGATACAGGTGTAAACCCACATATATCCATAAACAAGAAAGTCATCTCTTTACGATCACCGCCAAGCCTGAGTTTACTTGGATCCTTCTGTAGTTCCTCGACCATATCCGGAGATAAATATTTTTGAAACTGCTTCTTAATTTGTTCTTTGAGTTGATATGTTACATAGTATTTGTTGAAAGAAGCATGACCAAAAACAAATATGGAGGCTACCGATGAGTAGAAAGTATCGAAAAGAACGAGACTGGAAGACCAAAAGTAATAACCCCCACCCACCTG